TCAAAAATATATAATGGAACTTATTTACAATGAAATTTATTAGTGAGATAGATGAACATGTTAATGTAGAAAAATTATTTCAAAAATATAAAAGTAAAAAAATAGTTTGGTTTACATTAGAAGATAATTTAGAAGTTTTCTTAAATAAAAAAATAGATATTAATATTAAATTAGAAGATGATGAATATCTATTCATATCAAGTTGTCGTGAAATAGATTATATGCAAAGAACTGAAAAAAAGTTAATTGAAAATCTTTGGAAAAATGATATTGATTTAAATAATGTTTTTGTGGTTAATAGTAATCATTTGGGTAATACAGTCAATGTCAAATATATTTATTGGGAATATTTTGAAACTGCTATAAGATCATTACAACATAATGAGATTGATATATCAAAGAAAAAACATGAAAAAAAATTTTTGTGTTTAAATAGAATAACCAGAAAACATAGAGTAGATTTTATGAATGCTATGAAAGACAGAAACTTACTCAATCATTTTAATGCGTCAATATGGAGTGATAATTTAAAATTAAGATATGATACTGATGATCAAAATACTAATTGGTGGTTCAGTGTCAATGAAGAGTTTTCATATGAAAATAGTATGTGGATCGTAACTGAAAGTGTTTTTAATAATGATATAGATTTATCTTTTTTATCAGAAAAGACATTTAAACCAATATTATTAAAAATGCCATTTATTATAATTGGTCAACCATATAGTTTAAAAAAATTGAAATCTTTAGGATACAAAACATTTTCTCATTTATGGGATGAATCATACGATAATATATTAGATCCACAAAAAAGAATGAATAGAATAGTGGAGTTGGTAGCATATCTATCAACATTAGATTTAAAAAAATTAATTATTGACAATACAGAAATATTAGAATATAATTATAAAAATTTGATTAATAGTAGAGCAGAAAAAAATTTATTAGAAATTATGGAGAAAATATGAAAGTAGCGTTTGTTGGTTTAGGAAAACTCGGTTTTCCTTGTAGTCAAGTTTGTGTTGAAAAAGGTCATGATGTAACAGGATATGATCCTGTCATAACTAAAAATAATTTACATGATGCAATTTTTGATAGAGAGATAGTTTTTGTTGCAGTACCAACACCTCATGATCCTATGTACGGTGGAGAGCAACCAACTAGTCATTTAGATCCAAAAGATTTCGACACAACTATTGTTGAGGATGTATTAACACAATGTAATGAAATAATGAATAAAGATCAATTACTTGTATTAATATCTACTGTCATACCGACTACTAATGATGACAAATTTAAAAAACTTATTACTAATACGAACTACTGTTATAGTCCATTTTTTATAGCTCAAGGAACTGTTGGTTGGGATTTTAAAAATCCAGAAATGTATATAGTTGGTGTAGAAGATTATACAAAATATATTCCACATAAGTTAATTGATTTTTACAAAACGATTGCCGAAAATAATCCAAGAACAGAAATTTGTAATTTTAAAGAAGCAGAATCAATCAAAGTTTTTTATAATACGTATATAACTCAAAAAATTAATTTCGTAAATATGATACAAGATGTTTCAGATAAAATGGGTAATACTGATTCATCATTAATATGTCGTGTACTATCTCAATGTAATATGCGATTAATTAGTGATGCATACATGAAACCTGGGTTAGGTGATGGTGGAAGTTGTCATCCAAGAGATAATATCGCATTAAGTTTTCTTGCAAAAAAGTTAAATATGGAATATGACATGTGGAATGAAACTATGAGGATCAGAGAAAAACAAGCAGAAACACTTGCCCTCAAAATACTAAATAGAGGAAAACGTATTGCATTTACAAGTACAGGATTTAAGGAAGGTCTCGAAAATACAGACGGCAGTTATATTCTACTGATCCAACACTATATTAAGGAAAATGGGGGCGAAATCGTGGATATTGACAACTGCGACATTTTGTGCCAATCCTATCCAAACGATAAAACGCCCGAAAATACTAGGGTTTTTGATATATGGCGAAAATACGGAAAATAACCTAATTAACCCTTGACAACCCTGTGGGTGACCTGTCATTATGAATATAGATGATGAGGAAATACCACAATGACTAAAAAATCAACTATCGCAAGACTTCTCTCTGAAGAGAATATTAACGTTGTTCACAAAAAAGCAGATACTGCTTCATTTAATGTTGAAACAAGAGAGTTAGTTTTACCTATATTCAAAGAAGAAATTAGTAATGATGTTTATGACATGTTTGTTTGTCATGAAGTTGGTCATGCATTATATACACCTATGGATTTATTAGAGAGAGGTGTTCATCAAGGTATTAATCATTCTGTTATCAATGTTTTAGAGGATGCTCGTATTGAGAAAATGTTTCAAAAGAAATACCCTGGTTCAGTAAAAAATTTCAAACAAGGTTACAAAGAATTAGTAGAAGGTGACTTCTTCAAATTAAAAGATAAAGATTTATCTAAATTAAATATTATTGATAAGATTAATATCTTTTACAAAACTGGTCTTATTGGTAATGTAAATGAAGAAGAACAAAAATTTATTGACGAAGTTGATACTTTAAAAAGTGTTGAAGACGTGATATCACTTGCCGCAAGATTATCTCAGTATCACAAAGAACAACAAAAAGATCAAGATGGTGATGATCAACAAGATCAGTCAGGCGATCAAGAACAAGAAGAAACTGGTAGTCAATCTCAATCAGATCAATCAGAGTCAAGTGAAGGTCAAGAACAAGTTCAAAGTTCAGAGGGTTCAGAAGAGTCTGAAGAAAAAATTGATGAGGGTGCATCTGAGTCTGATAGTGGTGAGGAAGAGTCAAAAGATGATTCAAACAATGTAGGATCACAAGGTGCAGGTCTAGGAAATGATGGCGAGCTTAAATCATCTACTGATAAAGCATATCAAGATGCCATGAACAAAAACAATGATACTGATGCAAAAGATAGAATCTATACTCAAACACCTAAAAAATTAAACTTAAATAAATTAATCTATTCTCACAAAGAGATTGCTGACGATTTAATAGAAACATATACAAATAAACATAATGAGGCATTTGATGCTCTAATACATGAAGACTATAAAAAAGTTTTTAATGATAACAAAAAAGTTGTTCAATATATGGTCAAAGAGTTTGAAATGAAAAAGTCTGCTGATCAATACAAAAGAGCATCTACTTCCAAGACTGGTTCTCTTGATATGACTAAATTACACAACTATAAATTTGACGAAGACTTATTTGCAAAAATGACTACTTTGCCTGGAGCGACTAATCATGGTATGATCATGTATCTTGATTGGTCTGGTTCAATGGCAGATAACATGAGATTTACTTTGATACAGTTATTCAATCTAATTTGGTTTTGTCAGAGAGTAAAGATACCTTATCAAGTTCTTGCATTTACAGATCGTATTCATACAAGTTCACTCAATGAGATTCAAGACGAAGTTGTTGGTGATCATAACTTTCAATATTTACGTTTACTTGAATTCTTTTCAAGTGATCAAACAAAACAACAGACTCAAACAATGATGACTAATTTATTAGGTTTCACTAAAGAATGGGTACGTGATACTAATATATATGACCCAAATCATATATTTTCTACTTATGTTCCTAGAAAATACAATCTTGGTGGTACACCATTAAACACTGCTTTATTAACTACATACAGAGTCGTTAAAAGATTTCAAGAGAAACACAAAGTACAAAAATTAAATATGGTTATCCTAACTGATGGTGAGAGTCATCATCATGAAAGTGTATTTTCACAAAGATCAAATTTTTGGAGTAATGGTGACAAAGAACTCAGTAAACAATTAACTTATGGTGATTTTGGTAAAGACTTATATATTCAGTGTTCAGATACTAAAGTTCAAACTAAACTTGAATACTATCATACTGAGTCTTTCTTAAAATTTGTGAGACTTCAGTTACCTAATATTTCAATAACAGGTTTCTATGTATCGGGTACTGGTAAACAAGGTAGAGTACCTCTTAGAGATATTTGTAGAAAATTTGGATTAAGTGAGTATAGTGATAAAGAGAAGATTGTTGCGGTACAAAAAGAATTAAGAGAGAAGAAAGTTGCGATATCAAAAGTCGCTGGATTTGATGAGTATTACATATTACCAAGAGGTCCAAGAGAGACCGATGAAGAACAAGAATTGACATTCAAAAAGGGTGCAAGAGCGGCTGGAATGGCAAGGGAGTTCTTAAAATTTGCTCAGAAAAAGACTTTGAATAGACAATTATTGAATAAATTCATTGAAAAAGTTGCCTAAATTAGGCCTTGACAATATATCAGATTACCTGATATTATATAATTAGATGTTGAAAAAGAGAGGTATATATTATGTTAACACCTAAAAAACAAGAGTTCGTTAATGCGATGTCTAAAGAATATGGCGAAGGTGCCGTAGTCTCTAGATTTGAGATTAATGAGTTCGCATCTAAGAATGGATTTAACAATCCTTCTTGGTTAAAGAAACCACAGTACAAATGTGGTCATGGTAAGTATCAGTTACCTACCGAAGAATCAGAGGTTACTCAAGTTGTGAGTAAACCTATTCAACCTGTTCAGACACCTGAACAGACTTCAATAAATTTAATTGCTAATGCATTCGAAGTTCAAAACTTAATTCCTTCAAAGTTCGAGGGTTTTGTTCCTTGGGGTCATTACAATACTATCAAACAGATTTCTAAATCTGGTATGTTCTACCCAGTATTTGTTACTGGTCTATCTGGTAACGGTAAAACTTTGATGATCGAACAGATTCATGCAGAGTTAAAAAAAGAACTAATCAGAGTTAACATCACTATTGAAACAGACGAAGACGATTTACTCGGTGGTTTCAGACTCGTTAACGGTGAGACAAAGTTTGTACCTGGGCCTGTTATCGATGCAATGGAAAGAGGTTGTACTCTTTTACTTGATGAGTGTGACTTAGGTTCAAATAAACTTATGTGTTTACAACCTGTCTTAGAAGGCAAGGGTGTTTATCTTAAAAAAGTAAACAAGTGGGTGACACCTAAACAAGGATTCAATGTGATGGCGACTGCCAACACTAAAGGTAAAGGTTCTGAAGACGGTAGATTTATCGGAACAAATGTTCTTAACGAAGCATTTCTAGAAAGATTTGCAATCACTATCGAACAACCTTATGCAGACAAAAGAGTCGAGGGAAAGATTGTCATCGGTTCTATGAACAAGTATGGCAAAGTCGATGAGAAGTTTGCAGATAACTTAGTGACTTGGGCAGAGGTTATTAGAAAAACCTTTTACGAAGGTGGAGTTGATGAGATCATCTCTACCAGAAGACTTGATCACGTTGTCAAGGCATATTCAATCTTCAAAGACAAAGTGAAAGCGATTGACCTTTGTGTTGCAAGATTTGATGATGACACCAAAGAGTCATTCTTAAATCTTTATTCAAAGATTGATGCTGGAGTGGATGTATCTGCTCCTGCCGTAGAGAATGAAGTCGAACAAGACGAAGTGGTCGATGAAGAATAAAAAAAAGTTTTGTAGGGGGTGTAGTTCAGTTTGGTTAGAACGCCTGCCTGTCACGCAGGAGGTCGAGGGTTCGAACCCCTTCGCTCCCGCCAAAAAAACTTTGGGGGTTGACTTTTGAAATTTAATTCCCATATAAATATACGGAACATGCCGAAAGGGTGTTCAATATAACTTGCTTAAAAAGGAGAAAACTATGAATGATATTACATTCTTAAACAGGCTTAGGCCTTTCACAATTGGTTTCGATGATGTCTTTAACACTTTCGAAACTTTATCAACATCAAATAATTTCAGTAGCACGTATCCACCATATGATATAGTAAAAATTGATGACTACAAATATAATGTGGAATTAGCGGTTGCTGGATTTAGCAAAAACGATATACAAGTCGATTATGCAGATAATACTCTCACAATCGAAAGTAAAAAAGAAAAAGAAACCGAAGATGAAAACTTTATCCATAAGGGTATTTCTAAACGATACTTTAAAAAATCATTTACAATTGCAGACGATGTGATCGTAAATGGCGCAGGGTTAAAAGATGGTCTTTTAACAATTGAATTAGAAAAGATATTGCCTGAGGGTAAAAAACCTAAGACTATTGAAATTAAATAGTTTTTTTAATAAAGGGGGTTGACAATAACCCCCTTTTTAGTTTATATTATTAACAAGGAGATTTATTATGGCAAAAGTATTTGATTTACAACCTGGCGGTTTAAAGGACGGCGGTCAAGCAACTTTAAACGAAGAGGAATCTAATAAACTTACAACAATTTCAGAAACAAATAAAGAACATGATGATACTAATGCAGGTTTAAAAATAGCACAAAGAAATAAGATTGCCGCTCACTTCATGCGTGTAGAAATACCTGAACCTATTGTCAATGAGATATGGGAAAATAGAGGTGTCATGTTTCAACCCGGCAATGAAGATATCAAAACAAATTTAGCAAACGTATTACACACAATTGCTAAATCATTTATCAAACATAATTATCAACATGATGCGATACCAATTATTGATTTTAATTTATACGAAAATAATACACCACTACAAGATATAACAATCACAGATGGCTCAGTATTTCAAATGAGAATGACTTTTGATGATAAGGGTGAAACAGTATTTCAGTGGGGTGATAAGTATGATGAACACCCATTAAGACCTGATACTTTTGAAAAAGTAAAAAGTGAAAGAGGTATATTACTTGTATATCCAAGTTATGTTAAAATAATTGAAGACAATGTAAAAGATTACATGGAAGTAAACGGAAAGTATATCGCACAAGATAATGAGTGAGTTTACATATAAAGATATTGTAGATAAAAAAGTATATACATACAATGAAGATAAGTATTTAAAAGAATTGCAAGATTATATTTTAGATACTTACAAACAACACTATTCAAAAAATAAGTTTCAATCAACACAATTTATTTTAGACAGTGGGCATGGTGAGGGATTTTGTATTGGTAACATTATGAAATACGCTCAAAGGTTTGGAAAAAAGAATGGTAAGAATAGAAATGACTTGCTTAAAATCTTGCATTATAGTATGATTGCACTATACAATCTTGATATGGAGTTAAATAATGAAACTGAATAGTGGAACTTTAAATGTACTAAAAAACTTCGCAACAATTAATCAGAATCTTATGATTAAAGAAGGTAGTACAATAACAACAATGTCTGCAATGAAAAACATTGTGGCAAAAGCAAGTGTCGAGGAAACCTTTCCAAAACAAATTGCTATTTACGATTTGAATGAATTCTTATCATCAACAAGTTTATTTAAACAACCTGTAATTGATTTTGAAGACAATAATTTATTAATTAAAGAGGAGAATAGTAAAGGTCAAAAATTAAAATACTTTTACTCTGATCCGTCTGTAATTACAACACCAAGTAAAATGATTACAATGCCATCAGTTGATGTTACTTTTGAACTAACAAGTGATGATTTAAATCAACTTAAAAAGGCTGCATCTGTAATACAAGCACCCGATTTAGTATTTGAAAAAAATGATAGTGGTAGTTTTCTTACTGTTAAAGATAAAAAAAATGATACTGCAAATAATTTTTCATTAGAAATAAATCAATCTTCACAAGGCGCTAAGTTTCAATTCTATTTTAAAGTAGAAAACTTGAAACTATTACCTGGTTCTTATGATGTGTCTATCTCATCTAAAAATATAAGTCATTTCAAATCTAAAACAGATAACGTAGAATATTGGATTGCACTTGAACCTGAATCAACTTATGAGGTTTAAGTATGGATACATTTCTGTGGGTTGAGAAGTATCGACCAAAAACTGTTAAAGATTGTATTTTACCTAAGAAACTAAAAGATACATTTCAAGAGTTTGTCAAAGACAAACATATTCCTAATCTAATATTATCAGGTTCTGCTGGAACTGGCAAAACAACGATTGCAAAAGCAATGGTTGAACAGATTGGTTCTACTTGGATGATGATAAACGGATCTGAAGAATCTGGTATTGATGTTCTAAGAACAAAGATAAAAAACTTTGCATCAACTGTATCTCTAGAAGGCGGTAGAAAATATATTATTCTAGATGAGGCAGATTATTTAAATCCACAATCAACACAACCTGCTCTTCGTGGTTTCATGGAAGAGTTTCACAAAAACTGTGGTTTCATTCTTACTTGTAATTACAAAAATAGATTGATTGATCCTTTACAATCAAGATGTTCTAATATTGATTTTACTATAAGGAATGGTGAGAGAGTAAAACTTGCAGATCAATTTTATAAAAGAGTTCTTGATATATTAAAAGATGAAAAGATATCATTCAATCCACCTGCCGTTGCAGAATTAATCACTGCACATTTTCCCGATTGGCGTAGAGTTTTAAATGAGTTACAAAGATATTCGGCTTCTGGTCAAATAGATGCAGGTATTTTAATTAATATTAGTAATGAAAACATAAAAGAGTTGATGTCATTTATCAAGAACAAAGAGTTTACAAATGTTCGTAAATGGATTGTAAATAATCTTGATAATGACTCTAGTAGAATAATCAGATCAATCTATGATTCATTGTATGATACTATTGATCATTCGACAATACCACATGCAGTCGTGATACTTGGTGATTATCAATATAAATCGGCATTTGTTGCTGATCAAGAGATTAATCTTTTAGCATGTATGACTGAACTTATGTCTCAGGTAAAATTTAAATGAACAAAGAATATGAATCAGTAGATAAGTTTGAAAAAACAATTGCAAATTTTTTTGGTGCTCCATATGCAGTCGCCACTGATTGTTGTACGAATGCACTAGAACTCTCTATTAGAATTACAGACTATGCAAATATAAAGATACCTAAACATACTTATGTTTCAGTGCCATATATGATAATAAAAAATGGTTGGAAATATGAATTCACTGATGAAAAATGGATTGGGTATCATCACTTAACTAATAAAGTAATTGATGCGGCTGTTTATTGGAAAAGAAATGGTTATGTGTCAGGCACTTTGATGTGTTTAAGTTTTTTTAAAAGAAAACATTTATCTACAGATAGAGGTGGTATAATTTTATTAGATGATAAAAATAAATACGATGATTTAATTAAATTAGTTTATGATGGTAGAGATAGAAGCGATACACCATACTATGAACAAAAACTTGGTATGGGTTATCATTATTATATGACATCTGATAAAGCAGAGTTAGGACTAAACAATTTTGAAAAAGTAAAAGATAAAAAACCAATAGAAAAAAATTGGGATTGGTATACACCTGTTACAGATTATATGATTTAATATGAAAACACTTTTCTTAGTACAAAGTATTACAGGTTATGGTCATATCAATAGAGTAAAAACATTTTGTGATCATATAAATGATAGTTTAATTTTAACTAAACCAGTATTTGCAAACGATACAGAATTTTTTGATAAATTTCATAATGATATGTTTGTTAAATACATTGAATATAACCCAGACATAATTGTTACTGAAGGATTTCCATTTGGTAGATATAGTTGGCATTCACATTTTAATAAAAGTTTAAATCGTCATAAAGGTATTATGGATATTTTAGATCATGCAAAGGATAAACAAATTTATTCTTTGGAAAGAGATATACCATGGATTAGACCAAGCGAAAATTGGTTTCATAGTGATATTCTTAATGAGTATTACAACGGTATAATTTTTCATACTGATGATAACTTTATAAATCCAAAAGAATTTATTCATAATCAAATCATAGATGTACCTTTAATTAGTTCATCTTATGTTACCAAACCAATTAAATATAATACACACAGAAATGGATATTTAGTATCTGGTGGTGATTGGTATCCACATGTTGAAAAATATTATAATGTTGCACTAGATGTTAAAAATAGAATAGGTGGTGATTGGACTTTCATAGTTGGTGATAAAACATCAAGTAATTTATTAAATAGACTACAAAAAGAAAATGTAAATATTGTTCCAAGACCAGATACAAATGGTTATAGAATTTTACTTGCATCACACGAATTATCAATAAATCAGTTTGGTGCAATGTCATTTATAGATATGAATGTCACACATACACCCACAATCATGATTCCAAATGAATTAACATCAAATGATGTATATGATAATAATGGTGTAATCATTGATAAAGAGGAACACTATAGAGCAAAAAGATATGAAGAGATAGGTGGTGGGAAAGTATTATTAATTGACGATGTTACAATTGATTCATTAACAGATACAATATATAAAGTGATTAATAAAAAACCAATAAGTTTTGATATGAACGGAGCGAAGTTTGTTAGAGAATTTTTCAACAGAGCAGATACAGTCCATTAGAGAATTTGGATCACACATGGATGCAGCTATAAAAGGAGAGTATCATTATCCACACACAATAGTTTTTGTGCCGGGTTTATCTTGTATGTATGAATGCACATTCTGTGGTAGAAACTATGATGCGAAGTTCATAAAAGAGGAAAAACATTATCAAGTTTATAAAGATGTAATTTATCAGAATAAAGGAAGAGCACAAATTAACATTGGGGGTGGACTTGAACCCATGACAAGTCCTTATCTAAATCAAATATGTAAAGATTTATATGATGTGGGTATGAAGTCAAGAATGATAACAAATGGTTTTATGTTGACACAAAACTATATTAAAAAAAATGAATATGTCGTAAACTTAGATTCTTTAAGAATATCCTTATATGGTATTGATGAAGAAGAATATACTGCAACGTCTAGAAATGAAAAAGGTTATAGAATAGTAAAAAATAATTTAAAATTATTAGATAGAAAAGTTAAATTAAATTATGTTGTATTACCAAAGAACGTTGAAAAACTTTTAAAAATTTTAGATTACATTGATGACATAGGTGGAGTAGAAGAACTAAGTTTAAGAGAAGATTTCTCTTTTCAGTATGAGATAAATGATAGAAATAAGTTTCAAGATATCCTAAATGAATTTGATAATGTATCAAAAGAACGTGGTGTTAAAGTTCATTATGGATATGCAATGTACGATTTACTAAGAGGAAGAAAAAGTAAATTAATTAAATGTGATTTTTTACATTTAGACAAAAAACAATCACCACAAACTAAAATATATCTTGATCCAAATGGTGATTTGTATTATTATAGTGAGGCTGCATTTTTAGATAGAGAAGGAAGTGAACGTCACATTTTAGGTAATACTTGGCAATCATCAATAGATGATGCTTTAAAAAATATGAAAGAGATAGAACCAAGTAAAGATGATATAAAGTTTATGGATACTTTAACTCATCTTATAGAATATTATAAATGGAGTGTTCGTAATGTATGAATTGAAAGAATATTTGAACTCTATTAATTATCAAAAAAATAATTTAATGGAAACAGATGATGTTATGTGGGAAAAAAAGTACCCTGCATATATTGTTAATAAGTGTTTATCACCATTCGGTGATACTATTATGTTAGTAAATGAAATGAACAGATTACATCATTTAGATAACAAACTACAATATGATTTCTTACTAAATAGTTTAAGGACTCGTAAGAGATTTGCACCGTGGATGAAGTCAAGCAAATCTAAAGATATAGAGTATGTAAAAGAGTATTATGGTTATAGTAATGAAAAATCAAAGTCTGCTCTAAGCATACTTAACGATGAACAAATAAAAACGATAAAGGAAAAATTGAATAAAGGCGGACAACATGGAAAACGTTAATTTTAACAAAGATGATATGCTTGAAGTTACTCTAAAAGAACCTT